GGACTGGTGAAGATAAAAAGACGGGTAAAGAAACATTTACCACGATCAATGAATCACACCACCCTATAAGTAAAAGAACTAAAGATAGGAAGAGCGAAAAGGAAAGATTTAAGTCTGGTCGTATATACGATGGTAGAAGTAGAATACCAACACAAGCGTATAAAGATGGTTGGAACGATATTTTTGGTAGTAAAGATGATTAAGAAACTAGATAAATATTCCTACGGTAAATATACACAAATCAATGACCATGGCCCACGAACCTATGATGTTAAGGGCGCGAAACTTCCATCAGTGACCACGGTCCTCGGACAAACAAAAGATAAATCATTTCTAAATTCTTGGATAGCGCGAAAAGGAAGAAAAGAAGCAGAACGTATTAAGAACGAATCAGCAACACGGGGAACTAGTATGCACAAATATGTGGAAAACTATGTACTAGGTAAAGGTTATGAAGATTTAACAAACATGGGACAGTTAGCAAAAAACATGGCTCAGAAGATCATAGATATAGGTCTAGCTCCTGTTGAAGGTTATTATGGGTCTGAGGTCACATTATATTATCCTGGCCTTTACGCAGGTTCTACTGACTTAGTAGGCCTACATGATGGCAAAGAATCTATAATAGATTTTAAACAATCAAATAGGCCCAAACAATTAGAATGGATAGAGGACTACTTTATGCAAATAGCCGCCTATGCTATGGCACACGATTATGTACATGGCAGTAAAATACAACAAGGTGTGATTATGATATGTACACCAGATTTATATTATCAAGAGTTTAAAGTAGAGGGATTGCAGTTAAGATCTTGGAAACACAAATTTTTAAAAAGACTAGATGAATACTTTGAACTTAAAAATGATTCTAAAGAAAAAGCAGATATTAACACTAATGATTTGTTGCAAGAGTTTGAGAAAGATACAAATAAGGCATAAATATGGCAGAAATAAGACACAAAAATACAGATTTTAGGTGTCGCAAGGGTGTCGCAAGGGTGTCGCAAGGGTGTCGAACTTTAGGAATAAAGGGTGAACATTTGGTCTTTGGAGCATTCTTCGACACTTTTGGGTGTCGCTGCGACACCTTCCCGACACCTAAAGTGTCGAACTTTTTTTACTACTCTCACAACACTTCTAGAGGGTATTTTAACCATTTTTTAACTTTGCGACACTTTTTTTTAAAATTAGCGCAAATTGTGATATATATATATTTATACCTTATAGGTGTCGAAGAATCAAATAAGGCAAAATTATGACAGGAAAAAAATCTAAATACAGACATGCAATAATAAATAAGAAAAGATATTACTTCTATTCAATACGATGGCTGGACATTACAGGTGACGCCGGGCATGCAACACCAGAAGAGTTTGATAAGTTTGGTTGTGCCATCATGGTTACACAAGCTTATGTGTATAAAAGAACAAATAAATTTTTATGGACTTTTGCTTCTTATGATGAAAAGGAAGAAGTATTTAGTGATAGGAATGTATTTCCAAAAGGTTGTATATTAAAAATGGAGAAGATTACTCTGTGATTTTTTTATCAGGAGTAACATCTATAATTTGTGAATAATCGTCTAATATTTTTTTCATTTTTAATTCTAGCTCCTCTACTGACATCTCTTCTAATTTCCCTGTTTTTATTATTTTTCTATCTATGTATAATCCTGCTGCCTTTCCTCTATTTGTTTCAGCGTTTACAGCAGCTGAGAAAGACTTCTTCTTTAAAGCCTCTTCCTTAATACGTGCTAACTCTGTGATATGACTTTCATAATTAACTTCGTATTTCTTCATACGTTCTTCTTTTAATTTTGACACATATTGAACAACTAATGGACTTAATTTAGGGTTAAGTAATTCTGATCCTTCTACTCTACATCTTTTCTCACTGTAGCCAGCAATCCTAGCTGCCTCTGTTTGTGTCAATGGTCCATCTGGGCCACCAAACACCACTAGTTCGGCAAATCTTTGTTGCATTTCTGTTAATCTTTTAGGTACTCCCATTACTCCTCCGTAACTTGGAATGATTCTAAACTATCTAGCTTATCTTCTGCCTCTGCTATTATACCTAATTGTTTGTCTATCTCGTCCAGGTGTTGTGGGTGTTCTCCAATAGCAACAGGGCTTTCCAGGTATATATTAATAGTTGCATGAGCTGCAGATATCTGAGCTTCATACTTGTCTACTAAAGCGTTTAATAAACCTTGTTTATGCATATTGACATTTTAGGGTAACTATCATATATTGTCAAGTATATGATGAGCAAGAAAGACTTAGAAGAACATGCTTTTAATACTGAAGATAGAGGTCCTTTAGATTTAACTTTATTATTAGAACAAGCAGATAAAAAAATTAAAGAATTAAAAGATGTTATTAATGGTCACCAAGCCTTACATGCTAGCGATAGGCAGCAGATATGGGATTTAAAAAAGTTATTAGGTGAAAAAAGATCTGTAGAACAAACTAATGAAGATCTTAAAGCTAGACTTACAGAGGTTATGACAGACAATATTAGACTGGCAAAACAAACAGATGAGTATCTTAATAGACTAAGAAACAAAGGTGTTTTGTAATGTACGTTAAAAATCTACAAGAATTTTTAGAAAGTTTTACAAGTAAAAAAGGAAACGCCATTAGTAATGCAAAAATTTATGTTGAGAAAAATGGATATCTAGAAGAGATTAAAAGAATGGAAGTACATGAAAGTCAAATTATAGGTAGTCCTAGTATTAAACTTGTAGTCAAGACACAAGACGAACAACATCTAACAATAGATGAAGGATTAAAAGGAAATTATTAACAAAGGAGAGAAATGAAAAAAATAACTACTGAACAATTACAATCTTTGTTAGCTTATCTTATGAATAAACCTTGGAAAGAGTCCAATCAATTTATAACTATGCTTACATCTTTAGTTGATGTTGAGGTCAAAAAGGATACACCTGTTACTCCTAAAAAGTAATGGGTCCAGAGGCTAAATTATATCAAACAGTACGTAAGGCTACACCTAATATTATCTACAATAGGATTGAAAATTTAGGGGTGCAAGGTATGCCAGATGCCCTTTGTTACAACAAAAAAAAGCAATTCTTTACAGTAGAATTTAAGATAGCAAAAGGTAATTCCGTTCGTCTAAGTGCACACCAAATATCGTGGCATTTTAATCATCCTGAGAATACGTTCATCTGCATCCAGACCCTTGGTCCGAGGTCTAAGAAACTTTTTCACTTGATCCCTGGTTCAATGATCGAGGAGCTTGCAGCTTGCAGCTTGGCGCTTGAGGATTACCGCTTGAGCCTTTCCGCTATTGCTGAGAAGTTTGATGATGTTGGCTTGACGCTTGAGAATTTAGGTGCTTGAGGCTTGTCGCTTGACGCTTGGGCCTACCCGGACACGGCTTGTAGCTACGCATTGCATAACCATTATCATAACACCATTTGTTATGGATTTCATGAATCATTCTAGAATATTTGGATGGCTTAGTGTTGGCCATATGCAACGTTCTTGACTTCAGGATTCCAACATGCGCGGCAGTCCTTGCATTCATTGTCTTGAGTCGGAGCTGGACACGTGGCGCCAGCTGTCACAACCGTTGATGTGTTAGGCCATGAGCTCGGAGCGTCTTGGTCCACCATTGGCGCGGAAAATCTTATAACTAAATTGTCAGGACAATCTTTTAAATGGTTCTTGATCCAAGCTTCACGGGTTGGCAGCCAGTGACTGGTCCCAGGTGTAAGTTTACACACCGCAAAGATCTTAATGAGGTGAGCTTCGTCCTGCACGTCGCCGGAATCATGCCATCTAAAAACCTTTGACTTCTTACTGTTGATGAGTAACGCCATGGCCCCGGTCCAGAGATCATGCTTGATGCTGGCCAGTCTCCTGTACTGTGCGTCTTGTACTACTTTAAAAACATAACAACCTTTTAGAGCATAACAGCCTTCACATGTGCTGCCTGATACGTTGACCAGCTTCGAGCCTGTCTTGCACTCTTTGGCCGGTATACCATATGCCCAGCCAGGCATCTTAGAAGGCTTGCTCAGGCCTCCCACTAATTTTAAAGCTTCACTTGTTTTCATATTATACCTTTCTATTTTTTATTATACTTTCCAATTGTGGCAGAAGCTTGACGCTTGGAGCTTGTAGCTTGACGCTTGTGAATCAAACCTTTGTTTGCGTTTGATATTGACCGCGGTCCAGGAAGCTTGTAGCTTGTAACCTGTAACCCATCAAAA